GTGCGATCAAATAGGTTTGTCCAGCGGGAACCCTTTGTTTGACGCCGTTATCGGCGGTGGTTTGAGACGTAAGTGTGTTGACCTAGTTTCCGCACGTCCGGGCGTAGGTAAATCCGTCTTTGCTGACAACGTGGCCTTACACAACGCAAGAAAAGGTATTCCAGTATTAATGCTGGACACCGAAATGTGTAAAGAGGACCATCTTCATAGGCTATTAGCCCACATCAGTGGTGTTCCCATTAATGAAATTGCCACTGGCCAATTTGGAGACGATCCTGAAAAGGTAATCAGAGTAAGAGAAGCGAGTCAGGAAATTAAGGATCTACCGTATACATACATCAGCGTGGCTGGAGCGCCTTTTGAAACCATTATTAACGCCATTAAAAGATGGATTCTTAGGGAAGTCGGACAAGACGAAAACGGCAGAACAAACGACTGCCTAGTCATATACGACTATCTTAAACTAATGTCCTCAAGCGGCATTACTAAAAATCTTCAAGAGTATCAAGCTCTTGGTTTCCAGATTACAACTCTACACAATCTTACCGTTAAGTTGGATTTTGCCTGCCTGAGTTTTATCCAGTTAAATCGTGACGGCATCACTAAAGAAGATACGTCGGTTGCCAGCGGATCAGACAGGTTAATTTGGCTCTGTACTTCTTTTTCTATATTCAAGGAAAAGTCTGCCGAAGAATTAGCGGAGGACGGCCCCAATGGCGGAAACCGCAAATTAGTTACTCTTAAAGCTCGGCATGGCGCTGGCTTATTAGATGGCAACTATATCAATATCCGTATGGACGGTACATATGCTAGGTTGACCGAGTTGAGAACTAGGGATGATATGCGTAGATCCCCGCAAGGCGGGGTTATTGAAGGATCTGATATTCCGTTTGATTTGGAGGAAGATCAATGAATGAAAGCTTATTGAATACAGGCGACACGCCTCGGACCACAAGGAAAATCATACTAATAGCGGCAGCACTGTTAAGGCGAGGGTTGCGCAAACAACTTAAGGCGGAAGGAAAAACTTTTGAAAACGTTTATGATATGCAGTTCTATGCCGATCCTACACTACATAGGGTGAGTAAGTATGGGATTTATGGCTGGGCACAATGCGGCCGCCGTGATTTTCGTGTAGCTATAGACTGGCCCATCCGTTGGGGTTTTAAGCCATCTGACGTATTTGACATTCTAGACAAATGGTTAGAAAAACAAACATTCGACGACAGATTACAAAATAATTGCCGTAGACAGGAGACTGAACAATGAAAAATGTTAACCAATACGTAAGGGGGAGATAAAAATGGCACAAGAAGTTAGACTTGAATGGAGGCCGTTTAATATGCCGGGACTAACCGAAAAAGAAACTCGTGATTTGATCACGCAGTTCATGTGGTATTATAGGAGTGTTTGCGGACTACGTGTTCGTTGGGCTCCAGAAGGGAACGATAGGGTCTCTATTAGTGGAACCACCAGCAATCTTGGTGGTCATGGTGCGTATTTTTACAAACCTCGTCGCATCGTTGTTGCCAAACTACGGACTCCGTGGGTACGACTGCGCGAAGGTCTCCCATTCGGAGCATTAGTGGCGGGACACGAACTTGGGCATTATCTTGATCACAAATACGATCTATTTGGTCCCGGCAATGAGCACAACATTAAAGACAGCATCATGAACTATACGTGGGCATATGATTTTTTCTCACATTCAGATATCGTAGCACTACAAAAAAAGTTTGGCCCGCCGCGAAGAAAATTCTGGCCACAACCCATTCAGTATTGGGGAGGAAAAATACGACAGTATCGCGATGCGCCACCAAGCCTAAGCAATATTGCCAACTTGGAAAAGGCCATTCGTGTTTGGAATAAGACAAAAGAACACTATAAAGATACGCCATGGGCACGTACGCCAATAAATTAAGACAGGCGGGGGAAAGGGTTCGTGAAAAATGAAAACCAAACAGCAGAATAGTAGATATCTTGACCTTGTAATGGTCAAGGTAATTATTTTTTCTGATATTGAACGACTTCTTGATAGTTTTGGGTTGGAATATAGGCTTGATGGGGATAATATATTTATGGCGTGCCCCGTCCATGCGGGTAGCGACAACGAACATGGGGTGTCTATTTCTCTAACGAGACAGTCGTGGCGATGCTGGACCCGTGGTTGTCACGAAGAGTGGAACTCAGATATATTTGGATTTATCAAGGGCATTTTGGCTGATGATAATTTCGGTAATTGCCTGAGATATATTTGCAAGCTATATGATGTTGGTGGGGCTTATAAAGTTGCCGGACTAGATAGGCCAAAAAAAGAACAAGACTTTGGCCTGTTAGTAAAAAGATTTAAGAAAGCAGAAGAAAACTATTTTGAAAATGATTTTGATTTCCCACCCACGTTGGACAACTCACCATATTTTGAAAGCCGAGGGTTTACGCCTGCCGCCCTATCTCATTTTGGAGTCAAGGATTGTTGTTCAAAACAACATTCTATGCGACATAGATCAATAATCCCCATCAGTTTTCTCTCAAAGCCAATTGGATTTATAGCCAGATCAACTCAAGATTGGTTAAAACCAAAGTACTTGTGCTCGACAGGGATAAAAAAGACCAACTATTTTTACAATTATGACGACGCAGTCCAACGCGCAGAAAAAACTCATTGCTTATTTCTTGTCGAAGGTCAGGGGGATGTTTGGAGAATGTGGGAAGCCGGATGTTACAACGTTATGGGGCTTTTTGGTAAGTCAATATCTTTGTGCCAGCGATCCCTATTGCTACAAAGCGGAATAACGACGCTGATCATTCTGACTGACAACGATCAGCCCGGCAGGGAAGCCAAAATGAAGATCAAGCGGGAGTTTAGTAGATTTTTTAATCTTGTGTTTCCAGAAATGCACTCAAAAGACTTGGGTTCAAACACTCCAGAAACAATTCAAACCAACATTTTAACAAACTTGAAGGGATATTATTGACATGATTATTGGTTTATCTGGGAAAAAACAAAGCGGCAAAAATACTACGGCAAACATCTTGCACGGACTCGTCCTAAAAGAAAGAGGGCTCGTCAAAGACTTCAATATTTGCGACGAAGGCAAGTTGAGGATACTAACGGACAACGAGAAGGGGAAAGAGGGGTGGGGAGAGTTTGACATTACCCGTAAAGATTCAGCTTTTGTCGAATACGCCGAACACAATATGTGGCCCTACGTAAAGCTGTACAGCTTTGCAGATTCGCTCAAAGAAATCGCCGTAGAACTATTCGATATTCCTCTAGAGTGCGTTTATGGTACTGACGGGCAGAAAAATACCCTCATGCCACACCTGTTGTGGGAAAACATGCCGGGCGTTGTGACTTATAGCACGTACGAAAATCAACCAGCCGTAGATGTTGGGGATCTTATTTTCCACAATCCCGGCCCAATGACCGCTCGTGAGTTTCTCCAATTCTTCGGCACAGAGGTTATGCGCGAAATATGGGAACCAGTATGGGTAAATAAGTGCATCAAGGATATCAAGCGTGAAGGATCGCTCCTAGCAATCGTTGCCGACGTTAGATTTCCGAACGAAGCAGAAGCCATCGAAATGGCTGGCGGCGAAACTTGGAGATTGGCAAGAGAAGTTTTCGAGGATAATCATAGTAGCGAAAACGCCCTCAATGACTACCTGCACACCAAAAACATAGCTAACCAAAACGGCAGCGTCCCCGACCTTGTGTCGACGGTCCATTCTTTATTTCGACCTCTACAAATGGCGGGAGTGTTATGTTAGTAACCTACGTGAGAAGTTCTAGTTACAACAATTACGAGTTCTGCGAAATGCAGTACTTTATTACTTATGTCTTAGGCCATCAATCCGATTCTGGCAAAAAAGCAGAGCTTGGAACGATGATCCATAAGGTTATGGAATTGCTGTCTGCTTTAAAAAAGTATCAACAAGATAAGCCTAAAGTAAAATGGTTGAGGACGAACGACGACGCCGTTGGAATAGTCAGGATATTAAAAGATTCCCTACTTACTAAGAAATGTGTAGAAGAACTTGCCGATATGAGCTATGCTTCATACACGGAGGCCTCTAATCACAGATGGACAAAGGCAGACCGCAAAGCAATGTCAGAAGTAACATGGTTGATGTTGGACCATAATGACGGGCAGTTTGACCCGCGATTCAGAAATATTTACGAAACCGAGCCTCATTTTGACATCCCTATAGAGGAAGAATGGGCCAAATTTGAACATATAGACTCCGACGGGAAAACGATTAAAGGACAATTGGCCATCAAGGGTACGATTGACCTTGTTACGCTCCTTGATGAAGATACGATAGAAGTCATCGACTGGAAGACCGGCAGACGACTAAATTGGGCCACAATGGAAGAGAAAGACTATGCAAAACTGCGTGATGACCCACAATTATTGCTATATTTTTATGCCATGTCCAAACTGTATCCGGGCTTCAAAAACCGAATTATGAGTATCTTTTTCTGCAAAGACCCCGACGGGAAAATAGACCCCAAACCATTCAGTATGTTCTTCGACTCCAGCGACGAAATCCGTTTTTTGGGTATGTTAAAGGATCGCGTAGAGGAAATACGGCAGAATAACAGCCCTAAACTGCTAGATAAGAGCCGAAAACACTTCAAATGCAAGTCACTTTGCCATTTTTGCAAGAACAAATGGGAGGGTTCAGACGAAAATATGTGTATTTATATAGAGAAGCATCTAAAGGAACACGGTATGCAGGAAACAATAAATAAATGTACTCGTCCGGGGTTTCAGATCGGCTTCTATGAAGCTCCCGGCTAGGGAGTTTAGTATGAGCAGAATAGTAAGCAAGTGGCTGGCGGCAGCTTTAATGTTAGTAGCACCGCAAATCGGCCTAAGTCAAGACGCGCAAAAAGTCGCTCCAAGTCTTCAAGCAGTAAGTGTAACAGTAATGGCTGGAACAGCAATGGGTTCTGGGGTATTGATTACCAGAGAATTAATAGGAGCTGACGGTCAACTACGGAAGTATAATTTCGTTCTTACTTGTGGCCATGTGGTTGCAGGACTAAAAACGTCAATTATCACCGAAACACAAGAGTATGGACAAATCTCCATTCAAGAATGGCAAGAAGCAGAAATTAAACAGGTTGTAGTTAAGAATGGCCGTATTGTTGGCACCATTCTTCTAAAGGCCGAAGTAATATTTTATTCTGGCTGTGCGGATGGGCCACAACCGGGTCAAGATTTGGCTCTTTTGTTAATTAAGGGAAATACAATCATTGATGAAGATACTAAATTTTACTGCGGAAATGATATTTGCGGAGTCGGTACTGATGTTCTGCATGTAGGTTCTGCTCGGGGTCAACACCATTCAGTTACGACGGGTATTATATCTTTCGTCGGCAGAGAAATTAATTTTGACGCAAACGGTACGAGATATTTTGATCAAATTTGTGTGTCTGCGTTGCCGGGCTCATCTGGCGGCGGAGTTTGGACAGAAGACGGAAAATACGTTGGCATGTTGGTAAGGCAGGTGGCTGAAAACTTTAATCTCATGATTCCAATGAGAAGAATCAAAACTTGGGCAGACTTAAATAATGCCAGTTGGATTTATAACCCAGAGAGTAAGTGTAAACCTCTCAATGAAATTCAGAAATCAAGATAACAGGAGAACAAATGGTAAACCCATCTAGAGCTGTAATCATCGTCGGCATGGTTACAGCTTTGTTGTTGGTGGCAAATGCGGCCTCGGCACAAATTCATGAACATGGAGGGCAATGGCACAACCATCCTCAGAATCATTACCACTATCACGGATATGGCGGAAGTATTGGTTATCAGCCAAACGTCACATGGTATCCGGACGGAATCTATTTCGGCGTTGGTCCAGTGACCGTTAGTCCTAATCGTAGATATGTACGATTTGGCATTAACGCCAACTTCTATAACTATAGAGGCCACAGCACCTACAATCTTAGAACCGGCCAATCCAGATATTACGGGAGATAACATGAAGTACGACGAATTCTACGAAGAAATGCACAACGCTATCCTAAAGGGTATGGGTGTGCCACTGGATTTACAGCCCGGCCCAAAGGAAGTAGAAGAGGCCGCAGACGAAGCCGCAGACGGCTCTTTCAAGTACGAAGACCCGAAGACGGGAGAAATCTTTATCTTTAAAAGAAAGGGCATCTATAAGAAGAATGGTCGTACTCTGGTCCCGCTACAATAAAAAGGGGCCACAGCGTTAGCTGGGCCCTTAACACGAAATTGAATTCGATTAGTTGATACAATAGTGGACAGGAATGCCCGACGGATTCTTTGTTGGACAAGGAATGCACCAGTAGATGGGATATTTAGGATCAGGCTCAATATTGAACACCCAAGCCGGAGGTATACCAGAATCGTCATTATTGAATACTTTGTAAACCACTGGGCCAAGACAAGTGCCTCCGCTGGTTGGAGGAAAAAACCAACCCGATCCACCAAGCGATGGAAGGTAAGTAAAACCACAACCCGAGTCAGCAGCCATGTCGTCACAAGTCGGATACGGCGGGAAGTCACACCCAGAGTCAGCAACGACTGGACTCCAACTAGAAGTCGCGGGTGAATATCTCCAGTAAGAATCGGTCGCCTCTGAATAACCAATATGATTACCAGAAGCGTTAGTCCAAGGGCAAGATGTTGACATAGTTTCTCCTTAATAAAAGAAAGTTTGATGGCGTTATTATATAATAGTATACACTATTTGTAGCAAAATTGTGCAATAAGTTGTTTTTTGTTTGGCCTTTACGGTTTGCCAGACTATAATAAAATGAAAGCTATTAGATTGAAAATCAAAATGTTGAAAAGGATTGGCCATGAAATGGTTCCCACTCTGCAATTACACGCACTACTCTCTTCAAACGGGGTTTTCTAAGCCTAAAGAGTTAGCTGAAAAGTGCGCCATGAATTCGTATATGGCGTGCGGTATAGCTGACTACAAATCCCTATCTGGCGCAGTTTCTTTCTATCAACACTGCGACAAGCTTAATATCAAGCCAATCATAGGGTGCGCTTTCGACGATTTTACTTTGTTTGCCAAAAACTTAGAGGGCTGGCGAGACTTAATCAAAATCGTTTCTTCTAAAAAAGACGACGGCACCTTCCCATCAAATTATATTTCCAAAATTGCATCAAAGGGAAATCTTATTAGTGTTGGGGAGGATGAATCTCTTTCTCCCGTAATAGGCAATGACTTTTACCAAAAGACACCTGCGTTTAGGGACTCTTATTACGCTGAACCCGATCACGCGCGATTGCACAGGGTTCTATTGTCCGGCAAGTTCAAGACCACCGTATCCGCATTGAAAGATAAATGTCCAAACACATTCTACAAATTCGAACGCGATGAATGGTATTTGAAAAATAGTAGTGAAATATCCAAAGTGCTAGTAGATGATCCTAAGATGGACCTCTTTGGCGAAATCTACAATAAGTGTGAAAACTACACCGTTCTTAGTCCACCTATGTTGCCGAAATTTCAGACTCCTAATGGAGAAACGGAACAAGAATATCTAATGACGCTCGCAAGACAGGGCTGGGCTGACATATTAGACAAAAAAATTACAGACCCCGATTTACGTAAAGTGTATGGCGATAGAATCAAGGCGGAAATGAAAGTCATCGAAGACGCCAACCTATTTGGCTACTTCTTAATTGTATGGGACATTATTCGTTGGTGCGTCAATCAAGGATGGATGGTTGGGGCGGGTAGAGGATCTGCTGCCGGATGTTTAGTTTCGTATTTGGTTGGCATAACGCAGGTAGACCCCATCGAATTTGATCTACTCTTTGAGCGCTTTTACAATTCAGGACGCAATACAGACGACCACGTATCATTGCCAGATATTGATATAGACGTTCCGTGCGAGAAGCGAGACGATATTATTGCTCACGTTAAGAGCAAGTATGGCCATGAGTATGTAAGCCAGATGTTAACCTTTGGCAGACTGCAGGGCCGTAGTGCAATCAAAGAGGTATTTCGTGCCTACGAAGTTTGTTCTTTCGGGGAAATGAACCATATCACGCAATTTATTCCAGACGAAGCAGCCATTTCTGACGATTTAAACGCGATGGACGAAGAAGAAAGATCCATTATTAGGTGGGCGTTGCAAAATAATGCTGACGATCTTATAGACTACTGTTTCATAAACAATAATGGCGAACTAGAAGGGCAATATGCCGACTTTTTCCAGCAAGCTATTGATATGGAAGGCACATTTAAATCTCAAGGAAAACACGCTGCCGGTGTAGTTATTTCTGCCGAACCGCTGCACGAATGCTGTCCCATGGTATCACAAAGAAGTGGCGGAGAAAAGATCGCAGGACTAGAAATGAACGACCTAGAAGCGTTGGGGCATGTAAAGTTCGATATTCTCGGAATTAACCTACTCGATAAACTAATGATGGTAAAGGAACTAGTAAATGGCAAACATTAATGACATTCGTATCTTTCCCGAATACCCAATTAGGACACTGTCAGAAGTTGATGGTTGCGACCACAAAGATGCATGTTTTCAAGGTATGTATTCTTTGATTGGATATTATTACTGCCCCGACTGCGAATCGAGATTTTGTCCACAAGAATTTCAAAACAGGAAAGATAGATGCCCGTAGTTCACTGTAAAAAAGACAAATTCGATGTTTACATCGGTCGTGGAAGTAAGTGGGGCAATCCCTTTGTTATCGGTAAGGATGGCACTAGAGAAGAAGTGATCGCAAAATACGAACTTTACCTCATGGACAATGCTCGACTATTGGCAGATTTACATGAACTTAAGAATAAAACGCTGGGCTGCTGGTGTAGTCCACAAGCGTGCCACGGAGACATTTTAGAAAGGCTTGCAAATGAACTCTAAGGAAAAGATGCGGCCTAACGGATGTGCTATTATTAGCATCTGTGTATTTATTATACTGATTGTTACCTCAATAGACATATTTAAAACAAATAATCATCGCGACGCAAACGAAGCGTACAAGAGATTAAGAGACCAAGGATATTCCACTCAAGAAATTTATGAAATGGGGAAACAATGAATAGAGACATAATTGTATTTGACTTTGAGACTGGTGGTCGTGATCCACTTACATGTCAACCCACACAAATTGGAGCAATCGCCCTAGATGGACGAAACTTCCGGGTAAAGGGAGAATTCAACAGTATGATGCGCCCAATCCTCGATGACGAGAAAGCTATCGCGGCAGGAGTCGGTCCCATTGAAGAGGGTGCGCTAAAAGTCACCGGCCAGACGAGAGAGGGCTTAGCAAAAGCTCCACTTCCCAAAGGTGTATGGACAAAGTTTGTTCAGTTTATCAACAAATACAACTGGAAGGGCACGCCGTTCTTCGCCCCAATTCCTTGTGGTTACAACATTCTTGGCTATGATATGAAGATTATTGATCGGTTGTGTAAAGAGTACGGCCCTTGGGACGATAAGAAACAATGTCAAAAGCTATTCCACCAGATTTACAAGATTGATGTAATGGATGACATTTGGCTGTGGACAGAGGGCGATCCGGCAGTAAAGTCACGGTCCCTAGATTCAATTAGAGAAATAATGGGCCTGTCTAAAGACAATGCCCACGATGCTCTACAAGACGTAAAAGATACTGCCAACATTTTTGTACTACTCCAAAAATCTCGCAGGCAGGTTTATCAAAATATGAAATTCGCAAACGCGTTCGAAAACAAACAACTACTTCACATTCGATAATTGAGCTTAATTATGGATTATAACGACGAAAAGGCGTGGGACTTGTATAAGAACGGATTCACTAAGGGTCTGTTCCAATTAGAAAGCAATCTTGGGCGTGCGTGGTCTAAGAGGCTGGCTCCAGCTAATCTTGAAGAACTCGCCGCTCTTATTGCATTGATAAGGCCGGGGAGTCTCAAGGCTATCATGGACGGAAAATCTATGACGGCCAATTACGTTTGTCGCAAGTGGGAGCCAGAAACAATTGAATACCTGCATGAATCCCTCACCAATATCCTAAAGTCTACAAAGGGCGTTCTTATTTATCAAGAGCAATCTATGAGGATAGCTCAGGAGCTTGCTGGATTTAACCTTCAAGAGGCCGACATGCTGCGGAAAGCTATCGGCAAGAAAAAAGCCAGTATGATGACAAAACTTAAAGGGGATTTTCTTAAGGGCTGTATGGCCCAAGGGATTGTTAACCCTACCGTAGCAGCAGAAATCTTCGGCTGGATTGAAAAGTCATCTAGGTATTCGTTCAACAAATCTCACGCAGTTGGATATGCGATGGATTCGTTTTGGTCAGCGTGGTGGAAAGCCAACCACACCAAAGAGTTTTTTACGGCTTACCTATACTATGCTCATCAAAAGCTGGATCCACACCAAGAAGTGTACGAACTGGTATCTGAGGCCAAGGTGTTTGGCATTGAAGTCAAGACGCCAAATTTAGAGTGTTTTTCAGAAAAGTTCAAGATCGTTGGTAAAGATATTTACTTTGGAGTAAAAGACATCAAGTCGTTGACCGGAGTCACTGGCGACAAAGTCATGCAAGCGATACGAGATACTGCGGCAGAACTAAAAAAAGACCCGTCAGAGTTTAGTTGGATGGAGGTATTATTATATCTAACTCCGAAGATTAATGCTACAGCATTCAAGGCCCTGTGTTCAATAGGTTTCTTTTCCACAAAAGCTACCGAAGTGAGCAGAAATAAAGCCCTATACGAATTTCTTGTCTTTAGGGAATTGACCAAAGCAGAGCTAGACTGGGCACAAAGATGGTATTATGAAAAGCAATGGAAAACGCTACAAGAATGTTTTACTGAATTAGCGCCCACGAAAAAGGAAGGTGGAGGATGTAGCAGGGTTGCTCGCTCGCAAATCATCAGAAATGAAATTCAAATGTTAAATAGTCCTCCATATAGCCTGTCTGACGAACCCGCATGGATCATCGAACAGGAAACAAAAATGCTGGGTTGTCCGATTTCCCTTAGCAAAGTGGATGCGGTAGATTCTTCTGCAGCAAACACCACCTGTAAGGAGATTTTAAATGGCAGAAACGGCAAAAACCTATGTGTTATTGGCAACATCGTTAGGGTAACAAACCACAAGATTAAAAAGGTTGGCAAAAACAAGGGCAAATTGATGTCATTTATGACCGTCGAGGACGCCTCCGGCTCCATTGACAGCGTAGTAGTTTTCCCAGACATTAGGGAGAAATATCACTTCATTCTGTATGAAAACAACAACTTGATGCTCTGTGGAGACGTAAATGAAGATAATTCGTTTATTGTGAACCAAATACATGAAATTTAATTGCTTTATGTTGAACCACAGACTATTATAAAGGAAGGGTATTGATGAACCATTGCATATTTTCTGGATTCTTGCTATTCGATCCGATAGAAGGATATGAGAGCGGCGGAGAAACCTCCAGTGTTTGTACCTTTAAGCTCGTAACTTACGAATATGTGAGAAACAAGCGTGGAGAGAAAAAGAGATATCCGACGACTGTCACGCTCCAAGCGTGGGATAGCGGAGCAGATACTATCGCCAAACTGGGCAAAAGCGGCATGAAAATGACCGTTTATGCCTCTGCTCGCAATGGGATTATGAAAACTCAATCCTGTGATGACACACTGTTTAGAGTTAGTCAATTCGATTTCGGGTGTTTAGATTCAGATAAGGAGTGATATGAGAAAGAAACGAGTACTTTTTTGCAGTGAGGCGACCTTTCTCAACACTGGATACGCCACTTATACAAGGGAAATATTAAACTACTTACATAGCACCGGCAAGTACGAACTTGCAGAAATGGCGTCTTATGGGCAAAGGAATGACCCACGGGCCGCAGAAATCCCTTGGAAGTATTATGGTGTTTGTCCCAACACTGATTGCGAACCAAAAGCCCCAGAAGAAGAAGTAAAGGCGTATCAATCCGGTGGCACCAATCAGTTTGGTGAATGGATGTTTGAACACGTATGTCTTGATTTTATGCCAGATATTGTGTGCGACATTAGAGACTTTTGGATGCTTGACTTTGCCGAGCGAAGTCCGTTTAGGAAGTATTTTCACTGGGCCGTTATGCCAACGGTCGACGCCGCCCCACAAGCCAGACAGTGGATAGCTACATATGCTAGTGCCGAAGCCTGTATGACATATTCTGATTGGGCTGGCGGTGTGCTGAAAGATCAAAGCGGCAACCACATCAAATACCGTGGTAGCGCTCCTCCATCTGCCCACCCGGCATACAAGCCGGTAGCGGATAAGAAGCTGCATAAACTGCAATATGGTATAGACCCAAAGTATAAAATCATTGGAACGGTTATGCGAAACCAAAGACGCAAACTGTACCCGGACTTATTTGCCGCCTTTCGTGAATTCTTAGATCAGGCAGAGAGCCAAGACTACTATCTTTATTGCCACACATCTTATCCAGATCTGGGGTGGGACATCCCAGAATTGATTTTGGAACATAATCTTGCATCACACGTTTTGTTTACATATATTTGTCCAGAAACAAAGAAGCCCTTCCCGTCTACATTTAAGGGGGCCATTGCTCAGTCTCCATTCACCGGCAAATGGGGGTCTACTTTATCAAATGTCAAGTCGGGCGTCTCTTATGAAGAGTTGTCCAACATTATGAATCTGTTTGATCTCTACACTCAGTACGCCAATTGTGAAGGTTTTGGTCTGCCTCAAGTAGAGGCTGCCGCTTGTGGGGTTCCTGTATGCGGAACCGACTATTCCGCGATGGAAAGTGTGCTTAGGAAATTAGGGGGCTATCCCATCAAGCCATCAGCATTATACAAGGAATTGGAAACGGGCTGTATGAGGGCCGTTCCAGACAACATCGCCGCAGCGGCATTGTTCCTGACCTTTTTTGAAAGATATTCAGACGAAGAAAGAGCTGCTATTGGTGAAACAACACGGAAAAACTTTGAGAAACATTTTCAATGGCACCTTAGTGGAGCAAAGTGGGAAAACGTATTCGATAGCCTACCCATGAGGGACATTTCTACAACTTGGGCTGCTACGCCAGACGTTAGGCAAATTCCGCCAAAACCAACAGAAAATATGGCCCAAGCTGACGCTTCGCAACTTGCTCAGTGGTTAATTATTAATGTGTTAGGAGATCCTTCTAAGCTGAATACCTTCTTTGAGGCACGACTTACTAGAGACTTGACCTATAGAACGGCAACTTCTTCCACGGGCGGAATGTACTTCAATGAATCTTCTGCGGCCTTTGACGGTATGAATCATCGTATGCCCTTTGGTTTCAATGAAGCGTTTGATTCATTGGCCGCTCAACGCAACAAGAAGAACCAGTGGGAACAAAAACGAATACAGACTATGCGAGATAGGAATATCATTAAATGAGAACGGTGGTCATTACTGGTTGCGCCGGTTTACTTGGAGCGCACTTTAGTCGGCATCTTTTAAGCAATGGCTACTCTGTGATCGGTATTGACGATCTTAGTGGTGGGTATGCTGACTATTTACCCGACCGGCCAAGGTTCGAATTCTGGCCCATGGATCTATCTAAGGCAAGTGCGTCAAAAGCTCTTGAACACATTTTCTCTACAAATCGCATATCTGCCTGCTATCACTTTGCCGCCTACGCAGCCGAGGGACTATCACCCTTTATTCGACATTTCAACTATTCTAACAATGTGTTGGCAAGCGCGAACGTAATCAACGCCTGTATCAACCACGATGTTCAAATCATTTTTACTTCTTCGATGGCCGTTTATGGCAATCAATGTGCGCCATTTACTGAATATATGACCCCAAAACCATGCGACCCATACGGCGTGGCAAAATATGCTGTGGAACAAGATATTCAAATCGCACACGAGCAACATGGTTTAAGATATGCAATTGTTAGGCCACATAACGTAGTGGGAGTTTATCAAAATATTTGGGACAGGTATCGAAATGTTGTTGGTATCTTCATTCGCAGAACGTTGGACGGCGAACCGATGTTGATTTATGGCGATGGAGAACAAACAAGGGCCTTTTCAGATATCTATTACTATATGGCTCCATTCGAAAAACTAATGGGATGGGATGCCCTGACAATTAATATTGGGGCCGAAAAAGCCTATACTATTAATGAGTTAGCGGACACGGTGCAAAAGTGCGCATTAACATGGGGTTATAAGGCAACCAAGCAATATGTAGAAGCTCGTCACGAAGTTAAGCACGCATACTGTGATCATGCCAAAGCCAGAGAAACCGTTGGGTTTAGTGATAATACAGATCTAGAAGCGTTAGTAAGCGGAATGTTTAGATGGGCATGTAATCAGCCCGAAAGAGCGCTCAAAACCATGCCGTACGAAGTGACAAAAGGGATTTATGAATACTGGAAATAAATTATCCCTTCCGGACGTGGCCGCATACACCTTCTGTTGGGGCACCGACCACGTGACATATTCTTTGAGATCCATACTGATCGGTATGGATCAGGTAAAATTTAAGAGGGCAGTTTTAATTACCGACTCCTCCATGACCGATCTAAGTAAATTTAGTAAGACCCTAGACGCTAACAATATTGAAGTCTGCGACATGCACGTAGAATTAAATTCTAATCTCAAGAATGATGATTCTAATAGAGAGGGATTTAGAGATTCGTTCTTAATTCAAGTGAAGAAGTATATGACAGACGACTTCTGCTTAAACTTCCAGCACGACTCCACAGTGATAGACTCAGATAGGTGGGATAATGATTTTCTAAATTATGACTATATAGGGGCCCCTTGGCCCATGCATATTATTCAATCTAGCGACATGGTGGCGGGCAGAATCCCCACAGAACAGATTCCCACACAAGTAGGGAACGGAGGGTTTTCTCTTCGATCAAGAAAGTTTGTGGAAGAATCCGTTGATCTACCAGTCCACCATAAGAACGAAGATTTGAACATCTGCATATTCAATCACAAACACCTTGTAGACAAAGGGATTAAATTCCCCAACATCGACCTAGCTTACAAATTCTCTAAAGAGAGGCCATTGCATCAGGGGTTTGACCCTTCGCTACTATTTACCTATGACAGCTTTGGCTTTCATGGGGAATTCAACACCGCTGGGATGAAATTTATCAGCGACTACAACTTGGGGGATCTCGATGAGTGATACAATGAACCTAAGAGAACTTCAAGCTGCTCACGGGATCACGTCAGACAAAGACACAACCCACTCCTATTTAGAAATATACGATGAAATCTTGGCTCCCTATAGGGATAAGCACGTCCAGATACTTGAGATAGGAAACGCCGGAGGGGAATCAATCAGGTTGTGGGACGCCTATTTCGAGTCTTGTGATATCACAGGCATAGAACTGCTGTCATTTGCCCAGATGGACAACCTAGTGAACCTAGACAAAGAGGACCACATCCATATCCATCCCGACACCAACGCTTACTGTCAAGAGACATTTGACAAATTTAAAGATCGGCAGTTTGATATCGTCATTGACGATGGCTCTCACTCGCCAAGAGACCAAGCGTTTACGCTCACCTATTGGTACGAGACGTTGAAAGACGATGGGCTAATGGTAATAGAAGATGTTCAAGCTAGTCATCTTGCGCCGACCATTATTAACTCGTCTGAGAATTTATATGTCAAAATGAACGCAAAGATTATCGACCGAACACAGATCAAAGGGCGGTTTGACGACATACTCATAGTCATACAGAACGAGGGAAAATAAATGAAAGTCTTATACGTAGGCTACTATTGCGAAACCGGCGAGTTTGGACACTTTGCTCGTTATAATATTTTGGCCCTAGAAAAGGCCGGAGTAGATGTGGTGATTAGGCCGATTAGGTTTAGTCCACGCGAACTGACTCCGTGTCCAGCAAATTTAAAACATCTGGAGGATAAAGATGAAAGCGATTGTAACGTGCTAATTCAGCACGTTTTTCCGGAGCATCTGGTGGGAACAGATAAGTTTGATAAGAACATCGCAATATTCACCAATCTGGTGTGGGACATCAAGCATTCTGCGTGGCAAGAATATTTGAGTGTGGTTGATGAAATATGGGCACAAACTGAAACGGTCGTATCGGGGCTGCCTCTCCCTAGGGTAGTGCGACAAGCGGTGGATACTGATATTTTCAAACAAAAGTATCGGGACATCAATGTGCCAACATTGGTGGACAAATGTATTTTTTATACGATAGGAAACACGGCAAACGCAGAAGGGTTGGCCCAAGTGCTACGAACATTCCACGCCGAATTTGACCGCTCTGATTTGGCCGCCCTGATGATAGTGATGGCCCAAAATGACAAACCAGAAGCAGAACTATCTCAATTTGCAGAACAACTATCCACCAATATCAAGTCCGGATTAATGCTAGAGACGCACCCAAACTTATATACTCAAGACGTGGTTGTTATTGTTCCTCCCATGAGCGAAGAACTATTATCTGTGCATCAATTTGGAACGCAATATGTGTCTTGTAACCAAACGCTAATGATGCCACTTCAAGAACTTTACGCGGTAGGGTTTGGTTCTACACCATTGGTTGGTTATGGAGGAACTACTGCAAATTCGTTTTTTTACCTCACTGACGGCTTAGCAGCGATTAACCTAATTCCAGCAGTTACTCGTGTTAAACTTACGTCTAGTAAAGGAATGTTTGACGACACAGACAACGGCAACAATTACAATTTGGTTATGTCCGAAGAATCAATGCGTCGGACAATGAGGAGGACATATGAAACGTGGAAAGCTAACCCAGTAGAGTATGACTTAAAAGCAAAAGCAAATGCTGGTACAGCTATGGAGCAGTTTGCTCTCGAAACAATCGGACAAGCAATGAAGGAGGCACTCAATGGATCACTTTAAGGCGCTCAATATCATTAGTCATGTTGCTAGAAGTACACCTAAGCTAAACATTCTGACATTCAATACCCACGAAAGGTATCAAACACAACTTGCAAAAACGGGACACGACTTCTATTCGTTTAATTATGACGGTGGGAAAGAATGGTATCCGGGGCATGGTCCGATGCCACATAACTGCTACCAGTTACCTAAAAACGCCATATTCCCGGGCATTATGTTTGATTTCATCTTAGTGCAAAGTAAGTTTGGACAATTTCAAACGGCGGTCCAGCTCAACAAAATCTTACAGTTACCAATTATTTGCTTAGAACACACTCTACCAATACCTTCGTGGCCAGATCAGCAATTGCAAATGTTTCAAAATATGCTAGGAGATATCAACGTATTCATTACGGACTACTCAAAGTTGGCATGGGGGATTAATGGAGAAGTCCTTTATCACTCTGTAGACACCGAGTTATTTACCCCTCCGGCCGATGGAAGGAAAAAGCAAATTTTAACTGTGGCGCACGATTTTATAAACAGAGACTACGCATTAAACTACTCCGGTTGGAAAAGAATTACTGAGGGCCTGCCCTCTGCTGTTGTTGGACAGACAGAAGGATTATCCAAACAAAGCGATTCGGTGGACGATCTGATTGAAGCATACCAAAACTCGTTAGTATACATTAACCCTAGTACTTTAAGCCCCGTGCCAACGTCTATGCTAGAGGCTATGGCGTGCGGTTGCGCCATTGTGTCTACAAAAACCTGCGGCATTCCAAGCATTATAGAGCATGGGGTAAATGGTTTCATGTCTAACGACGAGATGGAACTAAGACAATATTGTGAACAGCTACTAAACGACCCGGCGCTTGCGCAAAAGATGGGAGAGGCGGCCAGACAAACTATCAAGCAAAAGTTTTCGGAAGAGCGGTTCGTCCGAGAGTGGAATTCAATTTTTGAAAAAGCTATGAGGATTAACTAATGAAATTACAAATATTACGATCAGGACAGACGGAAGGAATTGAGGGGTATACAGCGATTAGGGCGGAAGTGAATGCTCTATCTTTGGATATTGTGGCAGATAATCAGTGCGACGTTATTTTGGCGCCGGATATTGTCGATAGTTTTAGTCTCGAATTGATAGACACCCTGATAGTTCAGGTTTTGAAAAAGCTACGGATGGGAGGCAAACTTGTTATCGGCGGGACCGACATTAGATTATTTGCTAAGGCTATCAACAATGGAGTACTAGAACTAGGGCAAGCCTCTCGCATTGTGTCATCAGTTCATTCAATGATTTCGGCCGACACGATGGTCGAGCTGTTACGACAAAAGGGGCTACGCATCGACTCTTTTCATTTTGATGGGCTACATTTTGAAATCAATGTACAAAGGGTAAAATAATGGATTGCAAAGATTGCGTCTTTAGGAAGAATGAGGTATTCCCTCTCTTAAACATGGAAGCGCAAGTTGGATGCGAGGCCGGAAGGTTAGACGTTCTTAAGTCTCTTGGTAAGGCGGAGCGCTGTACGGGCATCGTTGATGAAGACATCACAGTGTCTTACTATGTTTTAGATAGATTCTGCAACATGTACCGCGACGAAAATTGGGGCGGTACAGATGAAATATATACAATGTCCATGGCCCTTAATAAGGCCACTTATGAGACCAAGCCGCTGTTCGGAGTGGTAGTGGCGGGAGACGTTTCTTCGACGTTAGAGACTTTTGAAGCAACGGTTAAGTCCCTATTAAACAATCATTACCCAAGGGAAAAACTAAGAATCATTTTATCCATCATTGGCACAGAAGGTGCCGACTTACCAGCGCTGGCGGACTTGATAAATAGGACTCAAAAATCTGAAAAGGTAGACATCAGGGCCGTGTTCCACCATTTACTAGATACTTCCATAAAGGACTATGATTCATTTAGTAAAATTGCGCAAGCAACATATTTTGTAAAAGTGACTGCCGGAACAGAGGTTCCACGCAACTTATTTGACATGGTAGATAAATCACTGAACAAAGACCTTGAACATATCTTCCTGTTTGAAACGGAGGGGGTTTCAATAGTTAGGGCCGTAGTGATGACCGCTTTATACCCTCAGTTTAACGACTACGACTTAGCAATTAATGAA